GTTACTAAAGAGATTTTTGATCGAGTTGATAAAATTATCACCAATTATCAAAAAGGTTTACGTAATATGACCATTTATAGTGGTTGTACTAAAGATGAACCTGTTACTTTTGCGAAAGCAGAAGCTAAAAAGACTCGTATTTTCACAGCTATGCCTATGGATGCTTTATTAGTTGTTCGTAAATATCTATTAACTTTTAATAGACTTATGCAGAAGAACAATGTTGCATTTGAATGTGGCATTGGTGTTAATACGTTTTCTCAAGATTGGGATAAATTTCATAGATTTTTAACTAAACATGGTGATCAACATATGATTGCTGGTGATTACAGTAAATTTGATAAACGAATGCCTCCAGTTGTTATTTTAGCAGCTTTTGATATTATTAAAAAATTATGTAAATTAGCTGGTTATTCAGAAGAAGATTTAAAAGTTATTTCAGGTATTGCTGAAGATACTGCATTTCCTTTATTGAACTTTCGTGGTGATATAGTGGAAATGTTTGGAACTAATCCTTCTGGACATCCTTTAACTGTTAATATTAATAGTTTAGTTAATAGTATTTATGTTAGATATTGTTATGCAAAATTATCACCTCATGGTGATGTTTCAAAATTTCAGGAAGATGTTGCTTTATTAACATATGGTGATGACAATGCTATGGGAGTTTCTCCTCGAGCACCTTGGTTTAATCATACTGCCATGCAAAAAACACTTGCTGATGTAGACATACAATATACTATGGCCGATAAAGATGCTGAAACTGTACCTTATATTCCAATTTCTCAAGTTAGTTTTCTTAAACGAACTTGGGTTTGGGATGAAGATTTAGGTGCTTTTCAAAGTCCTATTGAATATGATACTATTTGTAAACAGTTACATGTTTGTGTTAGATCAAAATCTGTTACTTTAGAAGAACAAACTTTAGATATGGTTAAATCTGTAGGTGAAGAGTATTTTCGTTATGGAAAAGAGATTTTTGAAGAAAAGCAAATTATGCTTAAACAGATGGTAAGGGAAAATAATTTAGACTGTTATGTCACTCCAGTAACTTTCCCAACATATGAGCAATTATATGACCGTTACTGGGCCGCTTAAGAGTGAGAACTACTCTTTGGAATTTATTTTCCTAAAATAAAATGCTTATCATATTATAGTTTACTGCAATATATTATTTGGAAACTCAATGATTTTATTGAGAATGGATATATGATATTAGATTTACCTGAGTGTTCCTCAAAATCTCTATTTAGAGATGTGTTGGTTAATCCACAAATGTTGTTTCAATTTATATGGTAATAATACTTTCCATATATCTTATAACTGTATTACTAAAGATTATGAAAATTTAAAAGAAACACAGCGTTTTCGTGACGCTTTCCTCTCACAAGAGGATATTATTCTACGCTCTGAGCGTAGAGAAAGAAATCGTCGTAGGCGATTTATGAAGAAATTGAAACGAAAATTAGATAAACTTCCTGAAGAGGATACTTGGATTTATCCAAATATTCAATGTAAGGAAACTTATGGTTTAGTTGATGGTGATTATCACTATCCTAATATTATGATTCAATCAGAAGAGACTCAAATTCTTCCAAAAGGAGTATTACAGACTCCTGGTTCAGGTAAAACTGACCAAGAAACTGTTTGTTTTGTCGATCAAACTACTGGATTATCAGTTGGTGATCAATTGCAAATTGATGACGTTGCTCATCAAGATGCTGCTGATGCTGCTGGTTTAACAAATTTTTTATCTCGACCTACAACCATTTTCTCTGTAACATGGGCAGAGACAGATCCTGTTGGAACTTTTCTCACTATTAACCCGTGGCAACTCTTTCTTCAAAATGCTGTTATAGCTAGAAAGTTGTATAATTTTGCTTTTATTAGAGCTAATCTTAAAATTAAGGTTCTCATTAATGCATCCCCATTTTATTATGGAGCTATGTATATGAGTTATCAACCATTACAAAATTTTACACCTACTACTATTATAACTTCTGCATCTTTGCAGGAAAGAATTCCTATATCTCAAAGACCTGGTTTCTGGATTTTACCTCAGAATAATGAAGGTGGAGAATTAACACTCCCTTTCTTTTATCCGAAGAATTTTCTTCGTTTAGGATATAATCAAGATACTATTGATATGGGTCAATTAAATTTTTATATTTATTC